TTGCTGCGCTGTACCCAACCCCTGCGCTGCTTGGCCAATCAATGGTGCTCCTTGGCCCGCGGAATAGGCTAAATTGCCCATCTGGGAAATAGGAATACCTGCTTGCCCCAGTACCTGCTGGGCTTGCTCGTACCTTGCCCGAGTATCTGCGCCACGGAGGATATCTGCGCCTTGGGCAATGGTTCCCGCCCCTGCGGTTGCAGCAGTTTGTGCCCCTTGCATATAGGGAAGATAAGACCCAATACCCTCAATACCCCGCTGCATAGCAGCGATTTGTTCAGGATTAAAGCCTGCTACTTGGTATGCAGGGAGGGCTGGAGAAGGAAGCGCCTGTGCGGATTGGAGAAGACCCAGTTTGATCTTCTCAATTTCCGGGGCTTCCCGGACTATTTGTTCGGTGATTTCCGCCATGATTATCCTCGTGCCGCGTTACGTTCTAGCTGATGCATGAGCGCATACATCTTTTTCGCCCCTTTTCGACGGCTACCGTTGCCCATTCCTCGCACTGCACGTGCGGTCATGACAAACTCACCGTCTGAAAGCATGGCGGGGATATCATCGGAGGTCTCGGTCCCCGGTCCTTCAATCTGTCCGATACGTCTAGGATATCCGCCTCCTGCTAAACTAGCAATACCCGCCGAACCTCTAGGGGGCACGGAACTAATGGAGCCGCCTTGGTTCATGAACATTGGGGAACGGTACATCATTGGGTTGTTCATTGGCGGAAGATAGCTTCGTCCTGCCACCAAAACATTTTGCGAAACATCTGGAAGCCCCATTGGGGAGGAACCAATAATCTCGCCTCGAGGGCCGTATTGGACTCCCGGAAGACCTTGAATATAGTACTTGCTGGGGTCGCCAGATAGGTCTATAGGCTGGCGCATTTGTCCAGCAAACTCGCTTTGTGGCGGGGTTTTTGGCGTAAATCCACCGAATAAACCTAATGCCCCAATGCCCGCTGCAACACCGGGACCGTAGGTGCGCAACATGCCCGGAACTGCCCCGGTTTTATTTAAATAGTCAGCAGCTTGATCTGGCGTAAACCGAGGGTTTTTTGCCAAAACATCATCAATCATTTCTTTGTACTGCGCTGAAGAAGGTCCGGGCATAAACAACTCGCCCAAACCTTCCATCATGGTCCCCGGTGTTATAGCTTTTTTGAGTGAGGCTCCTACCTCAGGGACCCTGTATGGCGAAGGAGCGGACGAGACAGCAGGAGAAGAGACAAAATCACCTCCTTCCACTGTTCCACTTAAATTAGGCGGTTGAACCTGCCCCGAAAAATAACTATCGGGAGTAACTTGAGGTGCTCCTCTTCCACTTAAATTAGGTGGTTGAACGGGTCCCGGAAAATAAGTATCGGGGGTAACCTGCGGCACTCCTCTTCCACTTAAAGCAGGGAGGTTTGGTGCTCCCGAGAAGTAAGTCTCAGCTTTGGTCTTTGGCGCAAATATATCGGTGGGTATTTCTGTCCCTTTGTAGGTAGAAGGTCCCGCAGCAACTGGAGCCTGTGCTGGTGGTCTTTCAGACACAATATCAATTGCATTTCTTTTGTACTGCCCGCCAACGCCACCTTCAAAAATATTTTCCCCCGTAGCTTTATCCATGCCCACAAAGGTAGTTATGTTTCCATCAGGGGCAACATACTGTTTCCCTCTTTCGAGGGTTTGGCCCATTATCGCGTCATCCATATTCTGGTATTTCGCAGCTTGACCCGCTGTCCCTTTGTTACCGGGCTTGGTGAGGCCTCCAAACTCATCCACATATGTCTGCGTGTCCACCGCATCTCTGGCCGCAGTAGCTGCCGCATTGTCTACATCCACCTTCGGTGCACCGCTAAAGTAAGCCATGCCGCCTGAAATAACCCCCTCTGTCAAGCCACTCTTCAACGACTCCTTTAAATTCTGACCAGATACTAAGCCTGCGCCAGTGCCAACAATAGCACCGGTAAGCGCAGCATTCGCAGCAGCATTGGTCACACCTACTTGGGCAGTGTATTTACCCACGAAATTGCCCACAGGACCGCCGGGAGCACCCAAGAAGCCCACTGCGGCAGAAGTCAAAACGGATTTAAGGTCCCCGCCCGAAAGAGCAGCTACGGTGCCCGAGGCTAACGCGCCTGTAACTGCGGAGCCCATGGCAGTGAGTCCTCCTCCCACCGCCGCCATTGAAGGAAACATGGTCATGACAGCAGGTCCGAGGACCATGCCCAACGCAATGGTGCCAAGGACTCTGCCAACTGGGCTTTTAAGCACCGTTTTAACCGCATTGACTACTCGCTTAAACGTGTTCTGGACCGCCTTAAAAATCTTTTTAAGGAAAAACTCAGGCAAGCCTGTCTGCGGATTAATGGTCCCCGAGCCGCCACGCGCCTTCAGTAACCGCGCTTCGCGAGGCGTGATATGCGCCAGCATGGTATCGCCACGGCGACCCTTGCTTGCCAGCATTCTTGCCGCCTCTGCAATACCACCTCGAGCAAACTGCTGTGGAGGCATCATGGTTGCCATTTCAGGAGGCATACCCGCCGACTGACGAGAACGTTGCTCATCAATCAACACCATCAACACGGCAGCTAGGAACTCTTCGTCGTACGCTTCTGGCAAGTCCCCGGCCTCAATCTCCCCATCGGCCGCCAATTGAGCAACTTCTTGGGCATAGGTTTCAGGGTTGTCGTACAGAGACTGAATAGCCGCAATCAGGTCTTCTAGTTGCTGATCGGTGACATCCTTGAGTTCAGACTTGATCTCGGCCAGCGCCTCTTGCAGTTCCATATCCGCGTCAGGACGCGCCTCTTGCAGGGCCTCGCGCATCGCGCCATAGGAGTCCTGAAGACTGATCTCAGGGACTGCGGCTTGCTCCGTGGGAAGGGCCATGATGCCTTGATCGTTAATAGCCATGTCTGCCTCTAAAAATAATGACCTAAATGATAGTTTATTGCGTTAGGTCATAGAAAGAAAGTGACCCTACGCCACTACCGGTTGTTGCCCCGCTGACCGTGCGAACCGCCAGCGTGTAAATGTCACTAACGTCCGTCAATGATGCGCCAAGCTGCAAGTCCCAGTTATATCCCGTTGCTACCGAAGTGTTAGTTGTTCCGCCACTGCCTGTGCTGGTAACGTAGTCCGTTTGAGCAATCGTACCTACACTAGAGATTGCTGTGGCATCCACATCATATTCCACATTACTGTCGCTGGGCACCGTAGCCGCCCATGTAGCCCCGGTCAATGTCGGATTCTTCAACAGCGCTATCTCATAGTTCTGGTTGGTTAGCGGCAAAAACTGTACCTTGTTTGGCAGCACCACTGAACCTAGTCGGCCAGAAGCTAACCGGATAGAGACGATGGGATAGAAGGTGGCCGCTGTGTCAATTCCAGAAAATGTTGTGGTGCGCCGCGCCACATGGTCAATTGAAGTCTGCTCAAAACCGCCCTCAGAGACAACCGACGAACAAATCTGCACAAGCGTAGCGGCTACCGCTGAAGTCGTTGTAGTGATCTCATATCGTACTGGCAGGATTGCCGTGGTCATGTAGACCGTGGTGCCGAATGTATTGGCTGTATTGAATGTGTGGCAAACAATGTACTGGCCGTCAATGATGAATCCACAGCGGACAGAACCAACGCCCAACCACTCAAAGTCCATCCAAAGAATCTGAGGCTTGGTCAAATCCAACGTGTAGCCACTTTCCCCCGTGCCATCTAATTTATCGCCATTCCAATTTGCTTGAGTCGCGGAACGAGAGTCTGAGGGAGTGCCCGATGTATTGGAGCGCATAACAAACGAGTTGACTCCAGAAGTTCGCTGGAAGAACACGCCGTTCTGTGTGTTGAAGTACCCCACCTTTTGGTTCAGATTGGCAGACGTTCCGTTATCCATCAAGAATGTCGCCAACAAAAGCAAGCCCTTACCCGGCTGGTAGGGAAACGAGCGATAAGTTTGGCGGACCACGGAACCCACACCACCACTCGTCACTGCCAAACTTACGCTGGATTGGTTGGAATTAAAAGTAGACGAACCCGTACCTGATGTGGATGTATCAAACTGATTATCTGTAGCGTACCGGCTCTGACTATCAAACAGCGTATACGGCTCACTTACCCGCAGTCGCCCAAAGGCATCCGTATTGGTGCCACCAATTGATATCGGGAGGGTCGATGTATTAGCCATAAGCTGCGCAATAAAGTTATCTAGCGTGTTGAAATACAAACGCAGGATGTTGTTGAGATCATCTTGGTACCGTCTGTCGTATTCAACTGGCGCAAAAGGCAAAGCAGGCGCTCTCGTCCTGCCTAGTTGCGTCAGTTCTGTCGTAACAATATTGGTCGTCATCAACGCCTGCCATCTGAACGAATATCCATACGCGGCACACCTAATTGCCACTGCGTACCCAACGTACTAGACTCAATCTTTAATGCCATCTGTCGTCCACGCGCTCGCGTGTACACACTCTCTGTGAACTCCTGAACAGTGTAGTACTGCTGCGACTGATAACTTTGTGTCGAAGCAACTTCAGGGCTATTGTTTACCGTATACGCAGAACCCGGATTCCTTCTTGGCCGCAAGGTAAACGTCACCTCAGGATGAGAAGGGTTCGCGGTCGTCGATCCATTAAACGTCACATCAGGGATCATTCGCCATACAAAGCCATAATTATTGCCTTCGCCTATATCAAAGTCAGACGATTGGATATACGCAGTAATTGGGCTAGGCGGGTTGGTTGTACCATCGTCAACAGCAGCTTCGTGGTACACAATCAAGTCGCCCGTGGTCGCAGCCATAGGATGGTTTCGCAACGGCGAATCAAGCCATGCCGTCCGACCCATTTCCCCAAAGTACCATGCCTGATCCAAATAGTTGTAGATCACATAGCGATCAATGACGTTTGAATTAGCAGAACAATAGAACCACCAAATCTCCGAGAACCCCTCATTCGTGCCCGCAAAGGATTGGAAGGATTGATCTATATTGATATCAGAAAACACGTACTTCCTGACAGAGCAAGGCAAGGTCTCTACCCGGCCTGAATACACGTAGAACTTGTCTACGCCCATCCAGAATGTTGCGCCTGATGCGGTGATCATTGCATTAGGGCTGATGATCGAAATATTGTCTGCGAGGATATTAAAGCCCCACACAAATGGTGGCCCAAGATACTGCATCGAATAAATAGCCGCATCCGTCCAAATCAAGATTTCCTGACGAGTCTGTACCCCGCCAATAATCTCTGACCCCGAAGACAAGCGGAAGCTGCCTGCTTGATTAGTAGCGGATGGTGTCCAATCTAGATAATCTTCCTGCGCACTCCACCGAACCAACATCGGATCAAAATCCGCTGTGCCGTATGCACCGTAATCGCTTGAACCCAAGGCAATGCTAATACGTGTAGCATCTGAGATAAGGAACTGACCAATCTCAGAAGGAACGTCTGTGCCAGATACCAATGTTCCGCGAGTGCCCACAGCAGGAGTGGTACCAGAGCCCGGCTGCCAAACATACAGCGCTCCGTATCTAGGCGAGAACAACAAGTCCTCTCCGTAGTTCTTTTGGCTCCACAGTCGAAGTTGTTCCCCGATTCCTGATGTGTACCCCGAGCCCCAGCCGCCGCGGCTCCATGGACCCGCACCCCAACCGGTACCTACGCTGTAAATAGATAATCCCGTATTTATTTGGTAGGCGGCAACCACCGATGCGCCGCCGTTGCCGCTATCAGAAGCATTGGATAACACTGCCGCCCCGGGGGAACTCACAGGGGAAACGGCACGGGCTTGGATAGTGTAGGTGCTACTGTTGGTTACCGTGACCTGATATTCCTGCTCCAAAATGGCTTCAGTAATATTGCCGCCAAGGCCTGATGCATCTACGCCGCTAAAGGTAACAAAGTCCCCTGTGTTACAGCCATGGCCTGCATCTGTCACCGTAATCGTAGAGGAAAAAGGTGCTACCGTTACCGCAGCAAAAGTAACCGCTCCCGCAGGCGTGGTGGAACGAATAGGCGTAATGTCGTTATAGGTTCCGCCGTTTTCGATATAGAACTTTAGGTTCGTGCCTATGCCCAATAGGTTGAAGTCTTTCAGCGTTACCCAGTTCCATAGAGAACGTGCCACGCCCAAGAATTGCGTATAGGTAAGCGCGGCCCACCCTCCAATCTTCTCTGGGTAGCCTGCGCGGAAACGAATATTATCGCCATCAAACCAGCCCCCTTTACCAGCGAGCGTGGTTATCTCATTGTTTATGCCCGGGCGAAATTGGAGCTTTTGGAGCGGCATTTTGTATCCTCGCTAAAAGCGTTAAAGCTCTGGCGGCTCTGGCCAAGAGACTTCCCAAGGAAATCCTTCCTGCTGCGGTACGTCAAGAAGCGCTTGGCGATATGCAAGTACTGTCTGTTTTTCCTCTTCTGATAAAAGACTCCAGCGAATGTGGCTAATACTATCTACATTCAAAACAAGAAGACGATCTCTTATCGCCCGAACGTCTTGTTCTTTTTCTTCATCCACCTTGATTTTTTCTGCTTCCGATAATTCAGAGACTTGCCAAGTTTCTACCCATCTTCCATTTTGAAACGTTGGCAATACTCGATCACAGCGCTGAGTAGCCTGTTTATATGTTGGAGGATTTTCAGGCACTATAGAAAATATCCCCAGACTATTTAAAACTTCTTCATTTGGGTTTTCTGGATACGATACTTGTGGGTTATCTTTTCTTAGCTCCAGAATAGAGTAAGGATACTTGTTTACCTGACCGTCTACGATCTTTGCATACATGATCTATTCCTCTAACTGAGACTGAATAACTTCAAACATAATTCTTGCTTTAGCTTGTTCCAATAAACTAGACGAAAGTAGTTCTTCTAATTGTCGTTTAAATTCTTGTAGATCTTGGTCATTTCCAATTTTATTGATAGCTAAACGAAAATTATCAATATTAACTTGATATTCAGTTATCTCTCTTACTCGAGCATCTACAGCAGCACTAAGAATTTCTTTACGGTAGTTATTATTGATCATTGTATAGCTCCAAATGCAATTCCTCTCCCTATACCCGTGGGCAACGTAGAAGGATCACTAAACTTCGTTCCAAAACCAGATCCTGACCACGGGTACACCGAAACATAAGGAGAGACACTTTGTGATACTGCAACAGCATTTCCATTTAAATTTAATGCTACTTCGCCTGCCCCTGTCGGCAGTGTGCCGGGGTTACTAAACTTACTTCCAAATCCAGAGCCAGACCATGCATACGCAGAAATATAAGGAGAGCCAGCATGAGTCATTAAAATTGCATTATCGGCAGGGGTAAAAACTATTGAACTTACTGATCCGGGAGGCAGCGTAGAAGGATCACTGAACTTACTTCCAAATCCGCTAGACCATGCATAAACATAAATATACGGAGAGGTGTCAGATCCCCAAGCTACCGCGTTTTGAGAAGTTGTCCACGCTACCGCATTGGCATCTCCAGATACAGGGGAAGAAGGATTGGCTACTTTTGTCCCTGTTCCAGACCCCGACCATGGCCACACAGCTGCCCCCAAACCAGAAAGATAGCCATTTGCATAAGCTAGGTAGTCTCCAGCTGGACTCCAACGTGGGCTCCCTCCTCCGAAAGAATAAGATCCCCCCGGATTAGTAAATTTAGTGCCGAATCCCGCTCCTGACCAAGCATAAATAAATAATGGGGTTGTCAAATTATCTTGTGATATTGCAATAGCATTTCCAGACGGATTAAACGATACGCCATACCCATCGCCAAGAAGCCCCGTACTTGGATTACTAAATTTACTCCCAAAGCCAGATAGCCCCCACGCATAGGCATGTACATAGGGCCCCGGAGGCGATTCATTGGTAACAATTGCAATGGCATTTCCATTAGGGTGAAAAGCTACTGCGTTGCCTGCCCCTAGTGGCAATGAAGAAGGATTACTGAATTTAGCGCCAAATCCAGAAGAGGTCCAAGGATAGACAGTAACGTAGGGGGAATTTGAATGAGCGACGGCTAGGTACTCTGATGTAAACCGGGCAGCCGAAAGAGCCTTTACCGCAAGCATTATGCATTCCCCACTTGAGCACCATAAATAGTGCTATCTACCTTCCATAACACAATTGGCGTGTATCCGCTAGTCAGTAGCGTAGGCGCAGTGCCTCCTCCCGTTTTCCATGTAACTGAAAGCGACGACCATGTCACTGTATATGCCGTGCCATCATCGATCATCAAAAGGATAGATTGGCCCGATGCCCACGTACCCGCAGTCGGAGTAGAGTTTCCTGACAACGTCCATGTCTGAATTGACCCGTTAGTAGGAGACAGCGCAGGCGTGGTACCAGTAACCGCAAATACCTCCTCCGTATATCCATTATTAATAATCGGGCCATCTAGCGTCTTATTGGTGAGTGTTTCTGACCCCGTTGGGCTGACATAATCTGTACCCGCAACAGCGTTGGCTAACGCCCCGCCCGAGTTGGCTTTAAGAAGTGCTGTGCCTGATGGGGGTGCCAAATAATCTGTGCCTGCCGTTGCATTCGCCAATGCCCCACCAGAGTTTGCTTTGACAATCGCAGTGCCAGAAGGCGGCGCTAAGTAATCGGTACCCGCAACCGCATTCGCTAATGCTCCGCCGGAGTTTGCCTTGACAATCGCAGTGCCAGAAGGCGGTGCTAAGTAATCCGTGCCCGCCGTTGCGGTAGTAACCGCCGAAGTACCCGAACCTTTAAGAATCGCTCCATTCGTCAAACTAGTCGCACCCGTACCACCATTGGCCACCGAAAGCGCAGAAGCCAAATTCATCGCAGGGAAGAAGTTGGCAGCAATCACCACATCCGTAGCGTCGGTGAAAATAAAGGTGGTTCTATTAGCGGGAACCGTGACCCCCGCGCCCGCCGCTATTGTGTTATTTAAACTAGTGGAGCAATAGATAGTCGCGGCGTAAGCACTCGAGTTGCGAATGACATAGAGTTTTTCTGCTGGGGGAACATAGACATTAAACGGCGCAGTGGTTGTGGTAGTCAGATTGATTACCATGTTCCGCGATTGATCCGCAACACCATCCGATGCGGTAAGAGCTTGGTCGGCCGAAGTAATTGAAACAGACACATACCCGGAAATAGCGCTTTCAATCAACGTTCCAAGGTTATTATTCGTCGTGGTCCCCCACGTACCCGTCTGATCTCCAGAGGGAATGAGCTCAATCCGAAGATTGGGAGAAAAGGTAGAAGGCATCTTAGTTCCTCACTAACTACTCGGGCCGAGTATTTATGTTATTCCAATTTCCGTCCACCGAGGTGTCAATTGTTGTCCAACTACTAGCTTGATTGTTGGAAACATTCTGCCACGACGGTGTTGTCGATGTGTTAATCTCTGTCCAGCTTGGTGTCTGCGTATTTGAAGCATTCTGCCAGTTAGGCAGCTGATTGTCTTCTATTAATTCCCAATAAAAGCGAATCAAAGCTTGGTCTAATATCGCCGCGCCTTCTGCCGTTTGGGCCATAAAACTGAGCGCCCCCAGTACCTGATCTGCCCCTCTGGCCTGTTCAAGAATCGCTGCAACCGCCGTCAATTGCGCCGACACACTTTCTGACACCTGCGCCTGCTCAATAAGTGTACACAAAAAGGTAACAAACGAGGCAACCGAATCGCTGACCGTGGCCGATTCAGAAACGGCTCCCAAACCCTGCAACGCGGCGGCGGCGGAATCCGACACGGTACTTGTCTCGCTGACCGCGCCAACCCTTTGCAACCCCGCAGCGATTGAATCGCTTGCCGTGCTTGTTTCAGAAATCAAGCCAATCCTACGCAACACGGTAACAACAGCATCACTGGCAGTGCTTGCCTCGCTGATTAACCCTACCCTGATTAGCCGTGCGATTATTGAATCGACCGCTGTACTTGTCTCGCTGACCGCACCGACCCTAACTAATCGTGAAGCTATTGAGTCACTGGCAAATACCCCACCAAAATAAAAATCGCGGATGCCGTAATTGTCAAACGTACCAGCAGTGCTTGTAACTTGCCGCCATCTAATAATAGTAGCGGATGTCTGCGCCGCTAACGGCAAACTATAAGAAAGCCGGGTGAAAGTAGTAGGCGCTGCTGTGTTAGTAATAGTAGTAATCGTTGAATAACCGGCTCCGCCATTTATGCTGTATTCAACAACAATATTCTCTCCTGCGTCTGGAGTCTCCCCACCATTGCTACTAGTACCGCGTATAAGGGAAAAACTGATTGATCGGCAGTCAACTAAATTCAAAGAAATTGTTCTAATTGAACGAGTATTAGCGCCAGTAAACAGCACATAGTTTTTACCCGCATTAAACCCGCCAGAACTCCCTGTTCCTGTGCCATTTGCCACAACCGTCAATCCGCCGCCTGCGGAAGTGTTATTGAAAACAGGGGAGCCTGTGAACGCCGTGCCCGTTGGCAGGCTGCCTGTGTCTTGGTAGAAGAATAACCCTTCTCGGATGTTTCCCACCCTGATCAAAGAAACCGTATCCGCATCTGCCCCTGACACCTGCTCCGATACCACGCCTACCGCCGTGAGTTGAGAAGAAGCCTGATCAGAAACAACCGCAGACTCTGATACCGAACCTACTCTTCTCAGAACAGATTGCGGGGAATCACTTACCGTAGAAGATTCATCGGAGCTAACTAAAAGCGTAGCATTGCCCACAATTGAATCCGAAGCTGTCGCAGACTCTGACAAAGCATTTGGAAACACCGCGTTTCCAGAAACAGAATCACTAACTGTTGCAGATTCGCTCGCCTGACCTACAGCAACCAGTGAAGACGTAGTGGCATCAGTCAAGGTGGACGACTCGCTGACCGCGGCGACTGCTGTCAATATAGAAGCATTAGCGTCACTGATGGTGGCCGATTCGAGCAACGCGGCCGGAGCAACTACATTGCCTACCGATGAATCGGCTATGGTAGATGTCTCTGCAATATTTCCAACACCCACTAAGGTGCTGTTAGTCGTCTCACTTATAGTACTCGTCTCACTTACTGCTCCGATAGCAGTAAGCACTGAAGCGATAGAGTCGCTTGCGGCAGCTGTTTCGCTTACAGCACCCACCGCAGTAAGTATTGAAGCGATAGAGTCGTTTGCTGTCGCTGTTTCGCTTACCGAACCAACTCTACTTAGTACAGTACTTATTGAATCACTTGCGGTGGCTAATTCGCTTATAACACCAAATCTACTAAGCACCGTACTTATTGAATCGCTTGCTATTGACGATTCAGTTATGTAAACAAGAATAGCGCCGCCCGCAAATACCCAGCCGAGGTTATTCCCGCTATTAACGTTACCATTGCTTGTAAACGCTTCCCAAGTAGCACCGCCAGTAGCATTGCTGTCTTGAATATCAAGGAAAGAAACCGATACCGTGCCTGATGACTTAGACAGTGTGAACCGCGTGGCTGGAGTAGAACTGCGGATTGAAACCAAGTTGCCTGACGATCCAGACAATGTAAACGCATTAACCGTTGTGGTTATACTAGCAGGGAACGTGATCTGGTTTGCGGTGGGTACCGTTTCAGTAATATCGTTAAACGTATTTGCGCCAGTAATGGTCAGGGTTCCAGCGCCGCCTTGATTCAATGTGCAGTTGTATGTTGATCCGCCGCCCACAAATGTTTTTGCACTCGCGGATGTCATACTGATTGTGCCAGTGCCAGTACCTGCTGTTGTGGTGAATCCTGTAGGTGCTGCGTTATTCCAAGCGGTCGTGTTTGCGCCACTTATGACTAATGTCCCACCATTAAAAGTTAAATTTTTTGTACCAGTTGCCGTTTGACCTCTGGTTGTACAAGTCATTGTAAAGCCAGCTAAATCTAGCGTTCCGTTAGTTAGTGTCAAAGTCCCATTTTGACCAGCATCAGCTAATGTTGTCGTTATGTCACTTGTGTTGATGAGAAGCGTAAATATTGATTTTCCTGTATGTGTAAGCGTTCCTGTGCCTACCGTCGTGAAACTAGTGGATGTATACGTACCACCAGACGCTAATGTAAATCCATGACAAGAAATAGTTTGAGAACCGGCGTTAAAAGTTGATCCGGTGAAGTTGATTTGTCTGAAGCTCCCAATAAATGTAGGGGCAGACGAACCTGACGTTAGGTTGATATTAAGCCTATTGCTTGCTGTTGCTCCCGCAGTTCCCCCAAAGCTAAATGTTCTTGTAACAGACATTGCTGCACTAATATTTGATGTTCCGGTAAATGTGAAATTAGTGGCGGTTGCCATCGCCAGTACGGTAGCCCCAACAGAGGTACTTGTTAACGTAATGCCGCCCGTTGAGCCAAATGCAATTGATCGGGTGTTGCTATTACCTGAACTAAAAACACCTGTTGATAGCGTTAAATTATTTAGATTAAGCTCTCCACGAGTAAGCGTTGTTGTTGGAGTAATCGTCAAGTTATTGGTGAGTAATTGAATACCACCATTCGGAGCATCAATCGCTATGCCCTGCGTAAATGTTTTACCACCAGAATTAAGTGTCTTTGTTGATCTATTTGAAAAATTATAAGTAGAAGATCCCGCTGGGGTTACGCCAGAACCAAAGGTAAAATTACCATAAAAATATACGTTTAAATTAGTAGCATTAGTAAACGTCATTGCATTAGTTCGTCCAGACATATCTAACGATCCAATGCTTTGTGCCCCATTAATTGTTATCGTTGCTCCAGTATTTAAACCCGTATTTTCAATAATTGCCGTGTCTTGTGGTAGTGGATGGTTTGTAGTTGCTGGTGATCCACTAGAAGACCCCGTTGCCCATGCAGTAGCAGTCCAGTTCCCCCCAGCAGCTAAGTTCCAATATTTATTTGTCCCCGCTACAAACGTAATATTGCTGTTACCACCACAATCACCTAGTCGAGTGCCTGACAAAGTACCGTGTGCGCCAGCTATCGTAATGTCACGGAAGCTAACATCCGTCATGGATGCAATAGTTGCGCAAGTTAAGGTACGGGCTGTTCCTGTTGCATTGGATATTAAAAGTAACCTACGGTTGCCTTGAGAACCATTAATGGTTAAGGTTCCGTTAATAATCTGGCTTGATGAAAACTCTATGGTATTTTCCCCAACAGCAGACGGTCCAGAAATTGTTACGTCATTAAATACATTGGAACCGGTAATTGTTTTTGGAGAATTAAAAATACTTGTATTAGTAAAAGAAAGGTTGTTGTATATTAACCCCCCTCCCTCAAATGTAAAGTTATTTGCCGTGCATACAATAGTAGAACTTCCACTATTAAAAGTTAATCCCGTAGTAGTTGAAAAATTCCAAACAGTAAGTCCTTGAATACTGAGGGTTATAGTTGAACCATTTAAAATTACTGATCTTGTAAGAAGACTTGAACAAAGAACTCTTGCAGCAGTAACCGCATAATTACTTACTGAAGTATCAAATGTTCCTCTCGTTATTGTTAATGTGTCAGTACCACAGCTAAACGCAGAGCCAAGTGTCCACGCGCCACCAACACCGTTAAGCGTAACATTTCCGCCAAATGCCACACCGTTAGTCGTAATTGTTTTGCCTGTAGTCGTAGCATCAAATGTCGTAGTACCTGTATAGCTTACTATTAAGTTTGTTGCTGGAAAAGATAATGAACCACTAATAGTCAAGCCAATGCTTGTGCCAGCTAGTGTCATCGTAAAATCAAGACCGCTGATTGTGATGTCGTTGCAAACACGGGGGGTGTTTGCCATCGTAACAGTGAAGATACCGCCAGAATCACTACCTGCATCGAAAAATACGTTATCCGCAGCCGTTGGAACTGATGCTCCTGTGGGGCCGCCGGATGATGCAGACCAGTTAGCCGTATTGGTACTGCTCCAAGTACCCGTTCCACCAACCCAATAGCGGTCCGCCACAGCTTACTCCTGTGGCGGTTGTTCTACTTCTTCCGACGGTGGAGCTTGAATAACTGCAATCCAGTTATCTAAGCGCTGTTGCTTCATTGCTTCAATCTCTGCGTCCGTGTGTGTATGGTCGTCAGGGAAGTGTAGGGCGTCGCAAAAACGCCCGTACTGGGTATCAAAGCAAAAATCAATTTTCATACTTAAACCTTAACGAGACGATCTTCTCGAACCCACTTCTCGTGCGAGTTACCATCAACATCAGTCCATGTGATTCGGCAAAGAACCGTGCCATCCTCCAGCATCTTGAATCCTTCTACCGGACCCTCTGGAGGAACTGCCATTACCATGCGAACAACGTCGCCTTTTTGAAATTTAGTCGCCATCGTTATCTCCTATTACGCTGCATCTAAGCTAAAGGTGTAAGTAACACGAACCGTATCACCATTGATCACGGAGCGGTCACCCCCGGTGAAATCAGAAGCAGAAAACAGCACACCAGAAGTACCTGTGGCCACAGAAGCCAAAAACGCGCCAGCGACTGTGTACGTACCTAGTATTGAAAAATCTGCGGGGGATGCGGAGTTATCAATCACAGATGGATCGGCTGTAGTTGCAGTGCCAAATGTCGCTGTTTTTCTGTTGCCTGTGTATGCTGTACCCGGAGTCAATTCAGTCCAGCCCCCGTGGGTAGCTATCGTATCGTTGGCGCTGAAAGTGGTGCCTGAACCGGGGCCTTCAACAAGACCAATGTACCAAGTTGTAATCTGCGTCGAAGCGTCAAGGTAGACGGATACCATGCTTTGCAGACCTTCATTGACAACCAGATTGTGGTTACGTTCTTCCCACTTCAGCTTGCCATCTTTATCAAAACACTGAATATGGAACACGCCGCCAGCACGTGTAGCCTCTTTTTGTGGAACCGAAGAAAGAAGAGCGACCTGAAACGCATCTTCTGTTTTTGCCTTTGCAATCGACATGATCACTCCTTAGGAAAGTTTGATTAGTGCAAAAGTTGGATTGTTTGCGGGCAAGTCCAACACAAAGTTCTCATTATTGGCTGTTTGGTTTGTGCCAAAATCAAGAACAAACATCGATTTGTTACTCTTACTGCTGTTGTAAATCAATGCCCCTCTAGCGGTAAAAGAAGCACCTGCCCACGAAGGATTGTCAAAGTCAACGTAAGCAATCCCATTGCCTGAACTAACCGTAACGTTCGTCAAAGTGATTCCACCTGCCGTATATCCGGTTCCGCTAGTCTCGCCCACCGTGGTATATACCGTGGTATCTGGACCTAAAATAGCCGCACTTGTGTAAAGCGCTATTTTCAAAACGTCAGTATCTAGGTCATGCTCTCCTAGAAGAAGTTGACGCTTGAAACTTGTCGTCCATGTTTGAGTTATCGCCATTATTTCACCGGATATTTCACTTGCCCATCACGATAAGCATCGCCACGCTGCTTACCATCGGCCAATTCTTTATACATCATCAAAGCTTCTTTAAACTTTGTGTCGTACAACTGCATCAAATCCGGCTCACCCTTCATGAACGTGTAAGCCTCAACCAACGCGCCATACAAGAGGACACTGTCAAAATTATCGCCAAGCCATGTTCTGCCATCTGCCGCATCCGCAATCGACTCTGGATAATGATTGTAGTGAAGCTCTACCGTATACCCACTGTTAGGTGTCGGGCCAATGATAAAACTCAATTCATCTGTCACCGTCCCACTCGTTACAGTAGGGCCAAACAATGCATAGTATTTGGGTATTCCCGTTGAAACAGCAGAGGGGTAAACCTCTTTTATAAAGTTTACGTCCTTGTCAATCAAGTAAATGTATTCATTATCTTTTATGATTGCCATGGAGAAAACAGACAAGAAGTCATCCGGGCACGACAAATACCTATTCCCCGAGCTTAATGTCCCTGTAACGTTTTTACGCAAGTTGGCAGGCTGCGCCATGTTGTAAATGCGCTGTTCAGCCTGCTTGGTAAACGTAGCGTATTCCGCAGAAGTAAACTCATTCTGCGTATAGTCTGCTATCGCATCTTTCAGTTCTGTGTAATTCATGAAATGACCACCGTAACATTGGCCAACATACCATTAGCAGTTAGAGGCTTCGCAATAGGAGCAGGTTGCATACCCACAGAGGCAATCGTAGAATCTCCTCCTTGCCACACCGAGACCCTGACGGTAGAAATAACATCTGGTCTAGGCTCATAAACAGCAATCGGCTCATTGATTCCACGTTTTGGCTCAAGCTGTGGATGCTTCGGTTCGTAGCACTCCTGACATACCTTAAAGCCCGTCCATTCCTTCTTTAAATCTTTCAGCATGTACCGCTGGCCACATTGGTCACATATGGCAAGCGAGTATTTGCCTACTGCATATCCAGCCATGTCAGTACCCCAAATCTGGAGTCAAATACACACTGGCAATGTCTCGATCTTCCATCGCCGCCCGCGCAAACTCTTCCTCATAAAACTGCTTGAGCATTTGTGTGCGCTCTGGCGCTTTCTTGAGCGATATGTAGTACGCCAAGCCTGCTGCCAAGCAAGGCAAAAACCGGAAAACTACATCTGCGGTATTTGTGTACGCTCCTACATCCTCGATGCGCCGAACCGCGTAGTACCTGAAGATATAAGGCTCTGAATTATCAGGAGCAGGATATACAAACAGCTTTGGACTAGTTGTTCGTTGGACGTAATACTGCGCTGGTCGCGCTTGCGTATTTTTGTCGGGGAGATGCAGGTATTCGTTTTGGCTGATGCGGTCAATCGTAATATCCTGCTGCGTTTGACCAGAACCTGTACGGATTACAGCAGAAAGGACGTTGACTGTGTCTAAGGGTAGCGTGTATTCAGCTTGCCCAAACACCATAGATACCTGACGTTGCTCAATCGTCCAAAGATTAAGCCCTCTATTCGCCCACTCCAGAAACAACAAGTTCAGGGACCGACGAGCAGTCCTCATGTCATAGCCATCGCGGTTCTCTAGCCCGCAACGCTCATATGCCTCTTCAATCAGATCATCAAACTCTAAATTGAAGGTAGTTGTTCCAGAGGTTGCCATTTAGCATCCTTTTTTCTTCGCCATGCCGCCCGAAGCATAACGTGTTCCTTTTGAGCCCCCAAATTTACTCTGGTTGAGCCCTGCCTTACCACTATGCTTGACATTGGGGGTCTTGACCTCTTTAATCATCTTGCCAATGTCCGGGTCACGACGACTAGGGGTAACCGCATCGCCTACGCGATTGATAGACCCACCTTTTTTAAATTCCATGCCCTTGCTAGTGCTGCTAAATTTCTTTGCCACCTTCGTCGGAATCCCCACCTTTTTGGCAAAAGACGGGCTATGCGCTGCCGCATCCATCAACTTCTTCTGCTTGGCGCTTTTAGCTGGCATTTCTTACCTCCATCAACCTATCAATCTTGGCGTCTAATCGATCTAATCGATCCAATACCCGATTGATATCCGCATGAACTTCTGTTTTTGTCACATATTCCTTGGCAATTTCTTCCCTCGTACGATTCAAAAGAATTTGAATACGCTGAAGCTCCGCCGATTTTTCGCGCACGATCCATCCGCATACCGCAATCAGGAAGGATAAAAGCGCGTTCCACAGTACCATTTCCATTTAGCACTTCCACCGTTTTCTGGCCTGTCGCAACCGACTATTCGGATCTGCCGCTGCCTTCGGAAACTGTTTCATCTGGCCCTCACTGCGAGCACAATAGGACTTTCTCCGCGTTGCACGTTTGCCCGTGGGATTGTCCTCCGTGACCGCTGTCTGCAACTTACTGCCGGGATTAGCCCTTCGGTACGCTGCAACACCCTGTTTGGTCATACCCGCTCCGGTCTTTGTCGGACGAAAATTGCCCGACTTGACCGAAGTGGCTATCGGCTTTTCCTTACGGGAAGCCATTTTTAGCAGATACGAGTCTTTTTACCGCGAGCCGCGCCATTGCCACGCGAGTCAACCATCTGCACCGAACCGCCTGATGCATAACCCATGGCCATCTTCTTACGTGGGCTGACATCACCACCTTTGGCATAACCCATCATGCCGCCACCCATTTTTGACATAGGCATAGAGTCCATGCTGTACATGTCATCGCCCGCCATGCCCTTTTTAGTGGATTTGGCCATTTTCATGCCTTTATCCATCGACATGCCCGATTTCTTACGCTTTTTGTTCATTTTCATCATCATGATCTGCTCCTTATGCCCAGAAGAATGTTGCCGAAATAACAGTTGTTAGATCGGCATACGCACCGTTTGTAAACAAAATACCGTCCTCAGGGAGGTTCATGTAGATGGCGCTACTCCCCGCGGGAACGTCTATTCGATACAAAACAGGGCCACCGCTACCGTTGGTGATGCTTACTGCGCCTACGCCCGCATCAGGCGATACATAAATCGCCTTAACCCGGGTTCGTCCAGTAAATATCGCCCCATCGGTAGTCCGGTAGGTACTTTGTACATCGCTCATGTATCCCATGGCGACCTCCTATTAGACCGGTGTGGCAGTCGTGGTACCGTCAGAAGCTTTCCAAGCAGCGCTTGCAGCCGAACCAGTAGCCGTAAAAATTAGCCCGCTGGCCAAGACAACAACCATCTTCCCGGTGTACTTACCGGTGGTGTTAATTGCGTTTCCAATGGCTTCTAGGTTTGCAACTGTGTCTGCGGTAAGCGCAAGGTTACCCCCCAGCGTAATAGTGCCGGAGCCAGTAATTGGACCACCTGTCAGGGTCAGGCCACTAACAGTGCCCGCAGTACTAACTTGGGTAACCGTGCCGGTACCACCAGCCGAGGCCCACGACAGTACGCCCGCGCCGTCAGTCGTCAGTTGCTGACCATTGGTGCCGTCATTAGGTGGAAGTGTAAGGACATAATCCGCCGCTAAAGCTGCTGGAGCTTGAACAGTGATGCCTTTGTTGTTATCGCTTAATTGAATAAAACCATTGTCCGACGCTACCGGACCTGAAAAGGTAGTACGTGCCATATTATCCTCACATGCGAGTTGGGCGTATTCGTCTGCATGTCGTCAGCCGGGTCTGTCAAATACGCCGGGAAGCCCCGGGATACGTGCAATATACACTATTGCCAATAAAAGAAAAGGGGCCAATCGGCCCCTTTTCTCGTTCCCCTAATTAGGCTGGGGTGTAGCCTTCAGAGCCCCAGATTGCGCGGGGATCTGACCAGCCGAACGAATAACGCTCACGGGCCTTGTAACGAACGTTGCCAGTATCGAAATCGCCTTCGAAAGCGGTCTTGATGTTGGAACGCTGGAACATCTTCATGCCGTTAGGCGCGTCGGTCATCAGGAACCATGCGTCTGGGTCGGTCAGGAAGTGGTTCACGAAGTAACCTTCGGGGACCATGCCCATCGACTTGATGGCGTTGATGTCGTTATCTGCGGTTTCGGTACGCAGGGTCGATTTCATCAGGCGCTCTGCGGTAAATTGCAGTTCCTTAGGAATGATCATGCGGCGAACCGAGAGAGCGACCTTCAGGCCACGTTCGTCGGTGAAACCTGCTACGTCGATGATACCCTGCTCCAGAGAGGTCTCATTCAGGTCGGCAGCCGTTGTAGGCACGTTGCTGAAGTTAGGACCCAGAGCAGTTGGGTGTGCGCTGTTGCACAGCGACACGCCGTCACCGCCGTTGTAGGCACCAGTGGTGTTGAACGCATTGTTCAGCACCGAAGCGGCTTTCACCTGCTTGGTGTAGGCCATGGAACGAGCCAGTGCTTTGGTGTAGCGAGCCGACAGACGGTCATAGAGGTTGTCCTCGATAGCCTCTTCAGTCAGTGCGAACGCCAGAGCGACGGTCTCGTGGGAATAACGAGCAGTGAACGATTCCTGCGCGGAATCATAGCTGACACCAGCGCCTTCGTTCTTGGTTGGGGCTTCGCCGAAGCCGGTCAACATGACCTCTTCTTCAAAAGCACGGTCCGAGGATTCAATCGAGAAGATTGCCTCATGCTCGTTTTCATAACGCTTGTACTCCATCCCGAACAGAGCGTTCAGGCCGGGTTCTAGCTCTTTTACGAGTTGCGAACGGGAAATAGCCATGATTTAGCTCCTATTAGGTCAGGCCAGCAACACCAATGCTACCGTACTGATGCGCATTGATCTTTACGATAACCTGAGTGAAGTTTTCACCCAAAGAATTGTTTGGAATGTTGTACAGACCAACAATCTTCAGGACCAAGGTATTTGTGGTGAGGATGGTGGAGGAATCGAGTTCCATAGCCGAAACACCAGTTACCGAGCTACCAGCGGTAGAAGTAACAGCAGCGTTCTGACCAATATCTGCCTGAACCACATCTTCATCAGCCTGAACAACGAACAGCTGATTAGGATCATCCAGCACTTCAGCGACGATTTGACCTGTCGTGATGTTCACCGAACCGGGGTAGTAGTTACTCCAAGTTGGTTTGCCAGAGGTTGGATCAACATAGCTGCAACCATTAAATACGCCAACAGCAGTGGCGTGAGTGCCACTAACGTACTTAACGAGATAGCCAGCAACAAGGGTAACTAGGTCACCCTGATAAATAGCGCCCGATTGGTTGTCCGCGATGATGTAACCGTACTGCTTCTGTGCACCAGTAGCAGACAAGTTACCCATAGGGCGGAGACCATAGGCTTTATCAACGTTTGCCATAAATAGCTCCTAAAGGGTTATGTAGTCTTAACGACTACCAAAAGTAGTGCGAGAACTCCTTTCGGGGTTCTGGATACGCATTGTCGAGTGAGCGTTTTCACGCATCAACTCATTGTCTACTGCGTGAATTTGATCCCGCGCCTTACTAGCGTAGTGAGCATTGCGTTCCTTTAGTGTTTCAACAGGGATTCGAGCAAGCATCAGACCGCCTACCGAGACCACACCAGCGTGTTTGCCATCCTCAATGGTTGGCAACGTGTTGCGATACTCTTCAGGAAGCTCTTCATTACGCACCAATTCATAGCCTTCACGAAGACGGCCATAAACGTGCTGCTTGTCTTCAAACCCATTGATCTCTGAACGAATCCAGCGATGCTGGTAGCCTTCAGGGGCAGGGGGTGCATCTAAGCGCGAGGGAGGAGTCCAAGGCTTGCGACGCGCCTCTTTTTCGCGGTTTGCGCGAGGAGCGCGGTCGATAGTAAGTTTGTCTTGGCTCATTTTTTACTCCTTCACATATTTAGCGTACTCTTCAAGAGGTACACCCAGTTTCTTTGCAATAGCAATTTGACTCGGTGATAGTTTCACCGAACGGCGTGCGCTACTTATACCCGAACTACGGGCAGCAGGAGCAACAGCGGGCACGTTCTGCCGTTGTCTCTGTGAAGTTTGTTGGACAGCTTGGAATCGGTGAGGAAACTCCTGTTTGATCCTGTTGTCTAATTCAGTATAGTACTCGTCTGATTCCGGGTCAAATCCTTCTTCTTCCACCATAGTCGCATGGATTCCCCATGCTGCATAGGTCATGGTCTTGTCTTTGCCAAACCATTCATTCTTAGCTGCCCATGCATCCGCCTTAGGAGAAGGAGCCGGAGCCTGCTGTGGCTGCTGACGAGGAACCTGCTGAACCTGCTGTTGAGGAACTTGTTGCTGAGACGGCTGCTGTTCCAGCCAATCACGAACTTGGCGCTGCTCATAGGCTAATTCCATCAGCCTTTCCTGCGCTTCTGTCTCTGTGTCAATATCGCCCTCTTCCCGCGCCCGCCTGATGATGGCTTTGAGCGTGGCCGTCTGCGTTTCCATGCGGGTTTTGGCTTCGTTCAAGCGGCTGGTATCTGTTACTACCAGCTTTTGCTCCAACTCTTGCGCCTTGGCCTGAACACTGCGAGCGTATTCCAAAGCAGCCTGCTCGCGGCGTTCTGCCTCCCGCATTTTTGCTGTCAACTTTGAAATACGGCGCTGGACGTTCTCACTGACGTTGTCCAGTTCATCACTATGCTGTTTTTGTGTGTCAGGAGCAGGAGCTTCCGCAGACGTAAGGATCGTGGACTCTTCCTTTTTGTCTTTTTCAGAAGACTCTTCCTCCAAATCCACCACTACGGCTTCTTCGCCTTCTCCAAGGTCGAATTCCAGCTGATTGTCGGGTACTGTATTAGTCATCATCGTCCTCACATATGCAGAATGTCTTCTGGGTTGTTAATTCGAGCCAAGATTTCGTCATCGTTGAGAATCCGAATCTCGCCGCCGTCCAAGCCAATACGCGCACCCGCGTAACGGCCAAAAATCACCCAATCTCCCTTCGCGCACCACGCACCGTTGGGGAATTTTGCTTCATCCTTGTAGGCAAGATCACCCACGGCCAAAACGTAGCCACAAACGGTGGTCAATTGCTGCTTTTCTCGGGTTTGGTCGGACAGAACAATGCCGCCCTTGGTTTTTTCTGCCCCACGGTAAGGGAGAATGATGACGCGCCAGCCTGTGGGCTGGGGAATGCGGTCCACAACGGACTCTTGAAGGTTTTCAACAGATAAACTGCCATCCTCTGAATAAGCATCATCTAAAGAAGGAACTTTTTCCTTCTCTTCTTGTGCCCATTTCTGCTCCAACGCGGTTTGTGTCATGGTGCTAAGTCCTTATGAGTTGGGATTTTTCTTTAAAAGGTCCAAAACTTCGTTTTCAACGAACTTGTAGCCTTCAATCCGACCCATCAAGAACTTGTAGTGCTCCATATCCTTCACGCCGCCCGCAATTACCATTTCTTCAGATTGTTTCCGAAGCGTACGGATGGCATAAAGTACTTTTTCTGTAAATTCGAGCATGGATTACTCCAAGTTTGCAGACAGTACCGGCCCTGTCTGAAGGCTACACGTGCATTATGCACATTTTGTTATGTAATGGCAGTACTTTTTAAGCAATTTTAACCTTTTTGAATGCATCTTTCCGGTAAACGTAGCTTACCCGAGGGTCGCTCACTGTTTCACGTGGAACATTCTTGACCTTACCGGGCTTGGTTTCACGATAAGTTGATGGCTTACTGGGTTTTTTGGGCATTTCGGCCTCCTTGTTGTGCCATTTTCTGCTGGTTTTGGGTTAATTTGGCCATCGTAAGCTGCTCCGCCTGCTGGAGACGCGCCTGATCCATGGCCACATCGTTCTGTTCACGCTGCTGATCAAAGGATAGCTTGGCCTGATCAATCTGGGCGTTCATTTGATCCCGCTGTGCAGACTGTGCCAGTTCCTGTTTCTTCAGTTCAATCAAGGGATCAGGCTGCTCCTGCCCTGCGCCAGACAACTGATCCTGAAGCTGCTTGACCTGCTGGAAGAACTCTGCACATCTCAACGCCACCATTGCCTCACGTTGGAGCGGAGACACCAATCTATCTGGGTCCATGCCGTATTGCCGGAACAATTCAGCTTCCACCTGCTCCTCGGCCTTCTTGCTAATGTGATCAAAAATGTGCTTCTGGAGCGAAATAGCCACATTGGGCATTGACGCAACAATTGGGGACAGACCAAACAACAGGTGGCTCATAATGTGAGCGTCATGCTGCTGCCCCGCAAATGCCTTCAGCGGAGAACCATCCAGCGCCTGTGCGTTCTCGCTTGTTGGGTCCTTGGGCTTATCAATGTCCTGACTTGTTAGAATTGCATCTACATCTCTAACTCCAATCGCTTCATACATACGGCGATAGGCTTCATACATGTTGTGCATTTGGGGTGCAGATTGGGCAAGCTGGAGTTGCGTTTGCGCCATAGTGATCCGCTGCGCCACCGAAAAAATATTGGGATCGGACACCGGCAGAACGTCGATTCGATCATCAAAGTCCTTTTTCTTGATCTTCCGAGTCTCGCCCGGGACATCATAAGGATACTCATCCGGTAAGTACTCGGCAAATCCTTCTGCCAATAGTTCAAACTCCAGCTTCTGGCTGTAGTGCAGTCGCTTGTGGACCGCCGACATGACCGAAGAACCCTTCTCCAGCAACGCAATCGTGGTACCTACCGCAGCATTTTGATTGCTGTCACCTACCTGCAAATCGGTGATCGAGGCCATACGGCGACCGGCATCCACGCAAAAACCCATCAGCGCAAACAGGGTCTGGCTAGGCTCCTTATACGGCAGTGGCAGCAAAGACTGCTGCAAATCCAAGCCGCCCGCATCAATATCTCGCCATTCGCCCGGCGAAATCGGCACATCGTCATTCTCGATTCGAGCGCCCTTGGCCTTAAAGCCCGCAGGTAGATTGTTCAACGTACCCGCATCGGTCAGCTGGCGCAGTGCAGCAGATGCCGTCTTTGACAGACCACCAATCAAATGCAAAAAGCCCAAGCCATACGCACCGGGGCCTTGGACTAACAGGTAATGAATGTAGTATTCCTTGCGCTTCTTCTCTTCGTTGCCTTCTTTCCAGTTCCTGCGAACACCGATAACCTTCTGCGATACCTCATCAATCGTAATGATGTAGGGCAACTTGATGCCAGTAGGCTCACCCTCCTCATCCGTGTGCTCAAAGCCTTCCAAGTCATAATCCACTTGGAACTCCAAGAACATCATTTCCTCTTCGTCCCCTGACGGTGTTACCCCAGTGACTCGCTTGTCCCTTTCATCCTGAACTTGCGTTGTCTCTTGTGCATCAGACTCCTGTGCCCCGTCCAAATAAATCCCACGTACTACCGCCTTGCGGTAGGTGTTGGTGGACATAGGGAAGCGGTAGGTAATGCGCTCGCATTCAGCCATTACTGACGAGCCGTTATACGGGATATACAGGTTATCCGCCGGGATCATCTTGCTGACCATGCGGCCCTTGTCATAGTCGTAGTAGACCTTCTTGAACGCCGAGCCACCGTAGCCAACATAGAACAGCATTTGATCAAAGTCCGGGGTGTATTCCGGCATCTTGGTGGTGATCTGGTAGTTCATGTACTCCTTGACCCGCTGCGCTTGGGCCAAACGCTCACGCGTCTCCTTACCCAGTACCTGCGTACGCACGGGCCCGCCCGCGGGCATGAGTTCTTTCAATGCCTGTGCTTGGAACTGAATAATGGCCTCTGACAGCAGTGGGTGGTACACGCCACACGCGCCCTTGAATGGTTTGGTGCGCTCCTCCATTGAGAAGCCAAGCAACTCAAAACCCTTGGCATACTGCTCTTCCCACTGCTCCCGCGAAGACTTATCCGCCTCAAAGAGCATCATAAGATCATTCGAGATAGAGGTCAGGACTTCGTCCGGCAAAACCTCTGCAAGGTTCGCGTCGAACGGCACATCCGCATCTTCTTCCTCGCCAATATTGACGACAACGCTGCCATCTTCTTCAAGCTCGATTTCAATCTCTGGTGGCTCACCTTCGCCTTCCAGCATGATTTCAATATCTTCGCCCGAAGGCAAACTGTTTACGCGTTCTATTGGCATGGTCTAACCTTTAGATAAACTTTCTGTTATCGGAGTCTTGTTTATCGACAAGGCCCCCTTTATTAAAGCGGATGCCTTGGTTTAAGACTTTTTTCGCGGTGCTATCATCCCATACAACGCCCCAATGAGAATAAGGCGTGTTGAATGCATCATACAATTCTATTTGTCGTATATCGAAGCCGGGGCCTAGATCCTTTACTACTTGCTTTAGGTTTGGATATAACTTCTCATACAACTGCGCTTGCGCTGACTCTTTACCGGGGAAAGTAACCGCATTCACCCCGCGTTGCATAGCCCCGCCTATGGCATTTTTGATCATCATTTGTTGAAGAACCTGAGGGGACCCCTCCATCCCCGGGAAAGCTTCTTCTATGTTGTATTTTCCAAATCCTGATCTTGCCCTTAATTTGCCTTCTCTACTTGTAAGTTTCAAATATTCCACTAATTCTTTTTCAATTTCTGGGTTTTGTTTGATGATCTTTGTGATCTCTTCTGACTTTTCAGTGGGAGCAGTAGAAGGGAAAGATGCCCTGATATGGTTTATTTTTTCTGCCGCAGATTTTATCCTCTTGTCGCTATTTACAATGTCATCTACTTTAGACTGTAGCTTTGCCATCTCTGCAATGTCTTTTTGCCTATTGCCCGACTTTGTACCTTCTTTAAAAATATCATCAAACAGATCTGATTGAAGTTCAATCATGTGCATAACCTTTGTCTCACCTTTATCAGGGAGATTAACGGTATGGTCTACAAAACGAGAAAACGCAATTGGAGTTCCCTTGGGGGTCAAAGACGTATGCTGGCCCTCATATAACGAGGTTTTTTTCAGCTCTTTAGCCGCCGTTTCCATCTCTGGACGAACATTGTCGTTCAAACGGGTAAATGCGCCTCTTTGAACTTCCAGAATTTCCTTCATTCTATTAGTTGCATTAGTCTGAAGTATTTTTAAAAACTCGGCAGGATCCAAAGATTTGTCTGGAATATCTATATCATAGTCTCTTAGCTTTTTATCAGCGGCTTCTTGAACAGCCTTATTTGCATATTCCTGTGCTTCTGGGAAAGTAGCTTTGGGGTTTTTCTTAAAATACTCATCAATAGCGGGCCTCCATTCTTCTTTTGTTGCCGGATATTTATATGCCTTGTAGGCACTATCTATTTCTTCCGAAGAACTTTTCGCCCTTTTTGTTACCTCTTGGAATAGATCCAATTCTGAAGATAATTTTGACAAAGACTTTGCACTAGGGAGGCCTTGAATAATATTTTTTAATTCCGCTATGCGCTCTGGAGTTACCTCATCAAACCTAGAGCTATTGGTCAAAGAAGTTAAACTTTCCAACGCATCTTTATTGGCTGCATCTCTATATATCTGGTCCATCGGCGTATCAAAACGCAGGTTTACCACACCGACAGGCTGATCAGAATAGACGTTATCTTGAGAAGCCCATCTGTCCATTTTCTGGGGCTCCAACACATAAGTTTTAAGCCTGCTGGTGGGATATGACGACTGAACTCTTGTGAGTAACTCGTTGGGCAACACGCGGGCAGTATCAGGCAAATCCGCCAATGCCTCAGATACTCGGCCTACTTCGTAATCCCTAAACTTTCCCTTCATCTGGCCAAGCAATTGTTGCTTAGTCACTGGATTCTTTTGTGAGGCAACAAAGTCATCTACCCTGCTTACAAACAAAGAAGACTCGGGGACTTCCATGAGCGCTTTTCTGCTTTCACTAATAATTCCCATAGGCTGTGCCGCAGGAGCCTTGCCCATTAAAACTGATTCCACTTGCGGGCCTGATTCTTTCAGCGCCTTTAATGCCGCTTTTGCTGTGGGCTTGGCCGCTTTCAATGCAATGGTCGGATCAATGGCCGTGCCTATCTCAACGAACCCCTGCGCTTCCTTTGTTGGCGCAGTCAAACGTTTAGGCAAATACTGGCGCTCTACTTCTTCACTGGTCGCGAACCGCCGTGCTTTGTCGTCGCGAAATATGGATTCCACATCTCCCACCACGCCCGGTACACCAGCCACGGACCCCCGAGCCAACGATTCAAGGTTACTTACGCCCCCCATACCAATGCTCTTAAGTAGCTTTAATGCCTCACGTGCATCACGGACATCGGGCATCTTCATGTTGCGAAATGCTGCGCGTGTGTCTTCCGTAATAGGGCCAGAATCCGCTACTTCACCGTAGATAGGAGAACCCTCGGCACGTTTGACGGGGGAATTAAAAAGAGGCGTAACATTAACAACTGGATCAACTGTAAAATCGACCTTTCGACCCGTGCCCGGCGGCATGTGCCTACCCCCGTAAATACGAGCTTTGTTATATAGCCCCGAACTGCTAGACACATAATCCCCCATAGTGTCAGAAGTTATCAACCGACCTTCTTCTCTTATTGGATTGAAATCATATTCATCTGTTATTCGATACGCTTTTTTCTTTGGGTCATATTCGTAGTTAAACTGGCCCAGTGATTTGTTTACAGAAACATATGGATCTAACTGGCCGGAAAGAACAGATTGTTCATCTGCCACCCGTTTGCTAACGTCGTAATCCTTATATTGAATTGAACCTTTGTCGCCCCCTTTGCGCCTAATCAATTCAGCAATTGCCCTTTGCTCCTGCGGATTAAAATATTCTGCGGTTATTGGATCTCGTCTGTTTTTAAACCCAAAGGTATCCAAATAAATTTTGTGAGCAGCTGACATCTTCTGCTCTTTTTCAGCTGCTGATTTCTTGGAGGACAACGCACCTTCAGCTAACCGTGCAGCATCATACATATGAATTAACCCACTGGTTGTAATATCGGCAAGCCTTGCTCCCGCTTGTTGCCGAAGCGTGGGGTTTAAGCTGTCCATGTATTCTTCATATGTGTAGGTGCTTCCCCTTGGTTTAACCTCTCCTCCTATCGGCGAACCCTCGGCACGGCGCACCACACCACCATTTGCATACCCCGCATACCCGGGCATTATTTCGCGGGGATCAATCGTTACATCAACCGGACGACCCTTGTTGCCGATAAAAGCACTACCGGCACGACTAGGTAAAGTAGAAATCCCATAGCTAAAAGTAGAGTTAGGTCTCAACTCATTCGGTTTATCCAGTGGGTTATGCAGTGTATCCATCAACAATGCATTCAATTTTTGCGCGGTGGACATACCTTCATACGCCGAACTAGGACGCTGGTGCATCTCCTTGACTAAGTCATCCGCAAAATCATACTGCTCTTTAATGTTGATCTTTCCTTCAGGCGTTGTCTCGTACACAAAACGACCTAGCGTATTTCGTATCGCGCCTTCTTTACCCAATGTCGAATCCCTCAGATTCTGTACAGGCGCACCTACCTTGCCTGTAAAAGCATTTGGATAGTCACCATAAAATACGGTGCCTTTACCTGACAAGAAATACGCATCCTCTGCTTGTCGCTTTTTATAACTCTCTTCCAAATCCTTCATCGTCTCTGGGGAAAGTTTTGTATACTTTTTCTGAAGCACTTGTTTTCGTGCTTTTTGTCTAATTTCTGCTTCTGTTATATCCGCCAGACCCCGCTCCTGCATTCTTGTTCTACGGGCCTTTTGAATTGCATCCAATATCTGACGCTGCTCATCTGGAGAAAAATCCTGTTCCGTGATCGTAGAAGCTGCGCGTTTATCCTCTGGCATCAACGCCGTTTCAGCAAACAACCGAACCTGTGCAGGAACCGCACTCTCATACATCCGGCGAAGCATGGACTTGGCTTCCCCACCCTCTGCCATCATGACAGGCTGCTCTTCCCCAAAGGGCGACTGATACGACAAGTCAAGACCCGCTAATGGCGACGTACGTGCAGGCTCCTCCTGCTCCAACGTAGACTCTTCCCTTGCTATCTCCTCTTCACGCCGCGCTAAATACCGCTCAGAGATAGTCTCATCATCGTCATACTCATCATCGTCATCACGAGTATCTGCCAATGCCATTGCAGCAAACGCCGCCTGATACCCCGGACCCATACGCTCCATGTCCGCACGGGTTATCTGATCCTGTTGGGGCTGCGCGGTCCGCGAGGCAAGTTCCAACGTCGATCCCGGCTTGTCCTCCCTCTCCACCTTCTTCATCGACGGCGCAGTCTCCACGCGCTTGGGAGAAGTTTGCGGAACCCTCGCCGTAGGGGCTATCCCTAACTGACCCGTGATCCGCGATACATAATTCGAAGTCTCTTTAGGCAACGCATTAAAATTGGCCCCCGACTTTAGCCAACGGTCCGCGTTCCCCGGACCCCAGTTGTATGCAATCGCAGCAACCGTGGGATCATTGTTATAACGCTTCAACATCACGGCAGCGTAATCCCGACCCACACGCGCAATCTCATCTGGGCTATTATCTTTAGCAGGGCGAACACCAAATCCGGGGTCTGTTATCGTCCCCGGCATTACCTGCATCTCACCCTTGGCACCCTTTGGCGAAGTCAGCAACTCCCCCGACTTACCATACCGCTTACCCAAACTCTCCGCCTGCATTACCGCTGCAATAAACTGGGAGGTCATATCACGCGACTCGGAGCGCGGAGCCTGTTGGGGAGCAGCAGAAGGTGTGGAAAATTCTTTGAAAATTTGCTGGTACTGCGGACCGCGCAAATGCAGACCCATCGGATCTTTGGTGATATCAGGGAACCGACTAACCAACGGACCCATGTACGACAAACCCTTGCGCTTGGATAAATCAGCCAAGAATTCATTCTGGCCTGTCGTAGGTTTGACCTTGGTCCCCGGACCTACGCCCATCAATATCGGATTGCCACCCTGCTGACGGACAAAATCAACCTGCTCTTCAATAAACTTGCGCTGCTCGGGAATGTTCGGCATCCCCGTGCCAATAAATACATTGCGCCCCGACAAGCTATTATTCTCACTGTAGCGGCGGAGCATCCCCAAAACTTCCTTTGGCCCCGCACCCACACGGCTCAACCCCTCCAACCGATTGGCTGTACGCATACCTTCCGCTAAACTGTCACCG